ATCCGCGCGACGAACACCATACGTGGCAACCGAAGTGGCATCTGTAGCCGTCTCCACCCTGTCGACAGCAACACCAATAACGTTCTGATTGTTGACAACCATAAAATTCTGTTCGTTGAACCCACCAATCTGCGTGACCTCCGGTTCACTGACATGCATCCTTGCACGATTATTGAGAACAATAGTGTTGGCCACATTTTGCGTAGAGTTCTCAAAGTCAATCTCTGTGTAATGCAGTTGACCGGCACTACCTGCCAAATCAGTAAACGTCTTACCCGACGATACCAACGACGCAAGCGATCTAACCTCAATCAAACCTGTCCGGCCAGTTGTCACGTTCGTCGGAATAACGTTCGTGCCATACCAGTAAGCCTGTGCAGAATCCGCAACCAAATCCAGGTGAGCCGAAGTGTTGCCCACCATGTCAGTGTCACCCATGTTTGGCACAGAACCCGACGTTACAGCTGTAATGAGTTTGGTTGCATATGTGGAATCAATAACTTTGTTGAGTGCGGCCACACGGTTGTTCCAACCGTACAAAGAATCTGTCTCGTCAGTGCCGGTCGAATAGTTTGCGCCACCTACACCAACAATGTTGAACTGTGACGCATAGCCAACCCAGTCCACACAATAGAAAGTTGTCAGCGTATTTGGTGTGGTGTAACTGACACTGTTGTCAAACACAATGCGTTGCGATACGTCCTGCACGTACCCAACAAACGCATAACCAGCAACACCAGTAAACGAGATGCGAATAAGCGCACCCACACCAGGGATGCTTGCCAGGTTCTTGAACGTTGCATTGAGAGTACCTACATCGACCGAGGATGTGCCAGGCGCACCCAAACGGCCACCCTGCGAATAGTTCACACCACTAACCAACGACGCCGTCTGGTCAGTCCACGACAAGGTTGCAGTCCACGGTGAAGTTTCAACCTTGACCAGGCCGTAGAGGAACTTTTCGCGTATGGTCATCGGCGGCCACCGTTAGATCGGTCGTATGCGTTTAACACACGAGTCAACTCACGTCCGGCGCTGACAGGGTCGATGGGTGTATTGAAGTTGATGATTGGAGCTTCACCGCGGTTATTGCCGCCACGGTCAGGTCGAGGTTCACGTGGGGGACGCGGACCCGCAGGCGGTCCAGGATTCCCGAAAGGAATCACATAACCATTCTTTGTCTTACCGTTGGAAAACATGTCAACAAGCCAACCAGCGGGGCTAAATTGGCTCAACTCTTTAACAAATCCTGTTACGGAAATTAGGGCATCAGCTACAGCAACCAGAGAATCAGCAAACTCATCAACTTTTTTGATCCCCTCTGGTGAACTTAGCCAAACTCCAAAATCCTCGAAATTCTGAACCATGCGATCGAGACCAGCCTTGAATTTTGGATTGTCAACAACGGCAATAAGAGCCTTAGACAACGCTTCAGCAATAGGCAACAAGTCCTCACCCAGCGTGGCAGACAAGTTATCCCATTTAGCTTGGAGAACTTGTTGACGTTGCGCCAGCGTTTCTGATTCACGAGCAAACTGACCAGAGGCATCAGCACCTTGTTCTAACAGCAAAGCTTGTGTAGCCAATATCTTTTCGCGTTTAGTCAACTCCGCGCTGGAACTCTTATGTGTCATCAGCAACGCTTGTTCTTGAATTTGCGCAATGCTTAGCGCAATACCAAACTTACGAATTGGCTCAAACTCACCACGAAGCGCAGAGTTCATTGCCGTCGCGGCTTCCTCCACCGATCCGCCAAAAGTGGCGGCCAAGTCGGCTGCCAGTGTAACAAGAACGTCAGTCTGCGTTGCCAACTTTTTCATTGGGATACCAGCATTTTTTAGCAACGTACCAGTCATCACACCAAGTCGCTGGTAAGACTCCATTGACAAACCAACTTTTTCCGCAGCCATCTCGGACTGGGCCACCATCTGTCCGGAAAACTTTTTGTAAACAGACTCAACACCACCCAAGGATTGCTCAAGACTTGAAGCATCCTTGATTGCGTCAATAGCAAATCTTCCAAACGCAAACAACATGGCTCCTGCGGCAACAGCAACACCGTGCGCCACGCGTCGAGCAACGTTTCCAAAACTAGACAAACGTCCTGCAGCACGCGACATGCTGTTTGTAAACTTGGTCGTATCAGCAGAAACGGTGACCTGCATGTTAGGACCGACCATGTTATCTCCTTTTGTTTGCTTGTTTTATTATTGCTTCGCGTTCACGCAGCGTAAGCGATTTGTAATCCGAGACAGACATGCCTAAGTTCACGACAAACTGTGAAAGAACTTTAGCCTGTTCATCTTTTATTCTTTTTTTTGGCTATCGCCGCCGTCACCCATAATGGCAAAAAGTTCCGCAGCTTTCATTTTCTTTGCATCGTCAAGAGTAAACGTAGAATTTTCTCGTCGCTTTACAATCCATGCAAAAGCAATGCGAAGTTTGTGAGTACCAATTTTGTCCATATCGCCAATCATCTGAATTGGCATGCCAGCGTAATCCTCAATCTCCTCAATTTCACCTAGGGTAATGTCCTCAAATTCCATTTTTAAATCCTCTCTTTCTTATCCATTCAGCCAAACGGCCATTTAGCATTTGTACCATTACCGGTTTCATCTTTTCACGAGCTTTAACCATGTAAGGGTTGTCCGGTCCGCGTCGTGTTTCTTTCCAAACACGAGTCGCATACCCACGTTTTGAATTATTAGACCTAGCAGACTTACCAGCCACCGTATACGATCCGTAAGATACTCGGCGCGCATACTGCACCCTTGACGGTGTACCAGCCTCAAAGACACCGCCATACACTTGTCTGCTTACCTGCACTGTGCCACCAAACAACCCAATCAGACCGCCAGCGTTGACAGTCTTAGTAACTTTTTTTGAAGCAAAGCCACGGATAGAACTTGCAAGGTTACCGGTGATACTAGGTGCAGTTCGCGCAGCTTCCCTGGCAACAACTATCGCCGCATCTTTGATGTACTTTTGAAACTCGTTGCGATCCATACCTAACTCAATCATTTTTTTACGAGTGTCGTTGAGACCTTTGACGTAGGTACGGCCCTTAGTGTCTTGTAGTAAATAAATAAAATCCGTGGAACTACTAAGGACCGTAGCCATGGTCGTTTAGGCGCGGGTCCAGGTACCAGTTGTAACCTGTGTGAGCAGCGAACCGGTCTCGTCGACAATGTCGAATCGGACAGATTCGGAACCAAATGTGCCGTCGATGCTCGCAGCACCACCGATGCCAGGCGCAAGCAAGCGGGGCAGACGAAGGTAACCGGTAAAGCCAGGCTGTGTCGAAGTAATTGCAGTGTTACCAAACGGTGCGTAACGGAACTGCATCTCCTTGCCAGGGTTGCTGTAAAGGTACTGCCACAGCGACGTTGATTCCAAAGACTGAATCAGTTCGGCCTCGGCGTACTTGTCGACGGCACCTCCGACGCTTGCGTCATAGAATGTGGTCTGATCGTTGGATGCCTCCTCGGACTTGACCATAAACGAGATGCAGTCATAGGAAAAGTCTTTCCAAGTTGGCGATGCGACAGTGCCAGTGTTGAGCTGGAACAGCAGGCCGTTCGCTTTGATACGTGTTGATGATGTTGTGGGTAATGCCACGATGTCTCCTTAGAGTAGGGTGTTCTGATAAACGGTGAGTGTTGCGGATAAAAACTCGGCATTCTGTACAGACAGCAGGGTTGGTGCAGACACAGACCCCACGTAGAAGCCCTGTGCCGCCGCTACAGCCGTTAGGACTGCGTCAACCGCATCATCCATCGCTGACGAAACGACCGCGTTAGCGGCGGTCTTGACGATTACCGTGACCTCAAAGCCAAGCCGATACTCACCAAAAACTGCACCGGTAGTGATCCAGTCACCTGCCGGTTGCAAAACTGCCAGGGGTGGGGTGATGCGTTCTGGTACCACCTCGGTCGCGCGAATGCCAGCCGACGTTAGTACGGCCAGTAGTGCGTCTCGTCCAGCACCAATCATGCGATGCCCAACCCGACGAATGGCTGGAGCAAAGGAATTGCCGCAACCATTGGATCTCTGGCCACACGAATTGCCGAGCCACCATCAAGCGTTGCAAACTGTGCAATGCCGTTAGGTGCCGAGCGTCGGTGATACAGTTCCGATCCGCATTCAATCTTTGCGCGGTCAAGAACATCAGCAGGTACGACGGCCACACCAATGAACCTGTTCACAAGCGATTCCGCTTGCTCCCAGCAATCACTGACAAACGCATTGTCAGAGTCCGGAGATCCGACATACGCTTTGAGACCGTCGTACGCTGCCATGTTCTTTACCTAGACCTAAGCCCTTACGATTCCCACGATTGCACTCGGATATTCGTCCGCAATGCACGTAAAGACGCTCAAGGACATGCTCTGCGACAAGTTGATGGCGTTGTCCGTCTCAAGACGCAGGTTAGCCGACGTGTACTGACGGAGAGCCGCCGAGTTCACGAATGCACACTGTGACTTGTTGACGTTGAGCTGCGAAACAGCAACAACACGGATACCAGCAAAGTTGCCACCAAGTCCGGTCGGGGAAATGGAACCCACGTTGTTGATACCCTGTCCGTCGACGAGCAGAACGGGACGACCGTCTCCACCCTGAAGTGCCATCATTTCTTTGAACGTTGCCGTGTCAACAATGAGGTACTCGATGGGCAGTCCGAGAACAGCAAACTTGACTGCTGCGTCGGTGATGGCGGCCAACATTGAGTTGTACGTCATGGTCGTTGCAACAGTGACCTTGTTGTTAGCGGCAATTTGTGCTGCAACGGTGGTCTGGTACTGGGCAATCAGTTCAGCGTTCAGCTTGTTACCAAGTGCGATGGCCTGTCCGCGAAGCGACGTGTTGAGAAAATCAACAGTCGACCTAAGGATGGACTGAATCGAAAGCTGGATAAAGTTACCGATGGTCTTGATCGAGACGTTCTTGGTCTCCAACTGAACCTCGTAGTAACCCAG